AGTTGATGCATATCATTCATCTACTGAATTTTGGGTTAATCTTGAAAAGATGGAAGCTGCTGATGATATAGTTCAATTAGTTGATACATACACACAAGATTGGCGATTCCTTACAAAGGCATGTAAGAGTCCTTTAAGCTTCTCTGGGAAAGCCATCTGGATACAAAAACATTATCCTCAACACTACAGACGGTTGGTTATATGTCAAGATAAAAAATCGTTCGCATGCAAACCTGGTGATATATTGATTGACGATCATCCAGATAATACAAGTGATTGGTTAAAGCATGGTGGTAAACCATTTAGATGGCAAGAAATAACAGATGGTTATGATTACACAGAACAACTCAATAAATTAAAAGCATTTTTATCAATAAACAAAAAAATTATGAAACTAAAAATTACGCGCACAGCAAACACATACACAGTATCAGGTTCTAAATCGGTAACAGGCGATCCCGTGGTTGTAGATCATCCTAATATTGTACTTGGTAGTACATATGAAGGTGAGCTTGATGAGTTGCCGGCAGTAGGTGATTGTATGTATTTCTTTTATACAAAGGAAAACGGCCATGATGTTCGTGGTTTCCATAATCGTCTTCGCACTACACCTATTCTTGAAATTAAAGGTAATGATTACATTACCAAGAACTCTGTATATACGATCGAGGTTTTAGATGAAAATTGATTTAACAAAGGTAGATTTGGATAATTTTATGGTACATCCTCACCAGATTGCTGGTGAGACCTGCTGGCTTATTCAACCACAGCATATTGGTTGTAAATGGACCAAAGATACACTTATCTTCCGTTCATCTTTGTGGAATTCACAAGGAGAGTTAATTTCTGCTTCCTTTAAAAAATTCTTCAATTGGGGAGAACAGCCAGATCTTGCATATACACCATTCTCTACGACTGCAAATGGTGGTGTGCAATTAATTGAAAAGGTTGACGGCTCAACGTTAATCAACTCCAAGTATAAAGGGCATCTTATTACTCGTACACGTGGTACATCTGATGCAACACAGCAAAAAAACGGGGAAGAAATTGAGTTTCTAAAAGCAAAATATCCAAAAGCTTTCGAAGTACCTGATGAAAATTGCTCTTATGTGTTTGAGTGGACTACACCAACAAATAAGATTGTGATCAACTATGGAGATGAACCAGATCTTCGACTGATTGCTATCATTAGACATGAGGATTATTCGCTAGTATCACAAGATGAGCTTGACCAATTTGCAAAAGATAATGGTCTAACGCGTCCTCGCAAATTTGAATTCAATAAAATCAAAGAAATGTTAGATGCTGTTGAAGCGTTAAAGGGTCAAGAAGGTCTTTGTGTTTATTGTAATAAAGGCCAAGAAATTCGAAAGGTAAAAAGCTCCTTTTATCTTGCTGCGCATCGGCTGAAGAGTGAAATAGGATCGTTTGAAAAGGTAGTAGATTATTGGTTTTCTCTTGGCATGCCATCATATCAAGAAACTGAAAAACATTTTGGTGAAAATTTCGATTTCGAAATGTTTAGTTTATGCAGAGGTGACATATCAAAAATATGCCAAGCATGGAAAGAAGTACAAACAATTATTGAATATATGAAATCTTTTGTACAGCCGCTTAAATCAATACAACGAAAAATAGCAGCGGAGAAGATTGCACAGGCGTATGGTCAGACCAACAGAGCTGGTATGTTATTTAAATTATTGGATGGTAAGTCTTTATCTGAAGATGATCTAAAGAAATTAATATTCCAAGTAACTAAAAGTTAAATCAGCATGGTATTTAGTGCATACTATCATAAATAACTATATGATAGTATATAAAACAACTAACATATTAAACAACAAAATTTATGTTGGTAAAGATGAAAGAGAAGATCCAAATTATATAGGTTCTGGTGTAATTTTACATCGCGCTATTAAAAAATATGGTAAACATAATTTCAAAAAGGAAATAATCGAACATTGTGATAATTTACAGCAATTAAACGATCGAGAACAGTTTTGGATAAAATCTTTTAATTCTACAGATAAAAAAATAGGATATAATATTACAATCGGTGGTGACGGTGGATATACATGGGGATTGCTATCAGAGAAAAAAAGAAAACAACACCTACAAAAGTTCATAAACGCTGGTAAAAAACATAGTAATTCTCCGGAAGGTAGAGAATTTCAAAGCAAACTAGCAAAGCAATTATGGCAACAACCAGCACATAGAAAAAATATTATTGATAAACTCACAGGTCGTGAAATAAAATGGGCTGATAAAATATCAAAAAGTGTTGCTGAAAATCATAGATTGCATCCAAGAAAAACATCAGATGAAACAAAGATCAAATTATCACAAGCAGCTAAGGGTAAAGAACTGAAAAGCGTATCAGAAAATATGGAACAGCAGATATGTGAATTGTATAAACAAAACGGACCGAAAACAATATCTAAAAATTTATTACTACAGCATATTCATATTAGTCCGTTTGTTATAATTCGTATATTAAAAAAACATCTAATATATCAAAAATATCAAAAAGGAATTGGTTAATATATGGCAAAAATAATATCAAAGCATACTGTTAAGACCGTAGGTGAGTGTGTTAAAGCACTTCTAACATTTCCACAAGATTTACCTATTGTAGATGAATTTGGGGATGTTGTACATCTTTGTATGATAAAGCCGGATAATGATGAGGTTTTTCAGGATCCTCGAGGTGAAGTATGTATTAATGAATTTGATCCAGAATCTGATGAGGACTAATCATACAATTATATGAAATTTTTTGCATATTCATCTGAACAACAAATGAGAGATGTTGTTGGGTTGTCGTTATATGAAAAAATATTATCAACTTCTATCATATCCCACATAACTGTATGTACTCGTAACAAATCATGCATAGGATCATTATGTGGTAAAATATATCAATACGCTGATGGTTCTATTGATACTGGTATAATTATTGAACAACACCGTTCGGTTATTAATGATTGCATATTTACATGGTGATAAACAATAAAACGCTTGTCTTATTTTAAAAACAGCGTACTATGTTTAAATGAAAAGCATTACATCTTGTGGATTTCTTATCCGAAGTGCTGACAAATATCTTTTATGTCATCCATCCAATCTTCGTGTTGGTTCATTAATCGGAGATAGGGGATGGGGTTTACCAAAAGGTAAACTAGACGGTGAAGATGTATCTATGATTGATTGCGCTATCAGAGAAGTGCGCGAGGAAACAAATCTTAACCTCTTAGGATTTCCGCTATCTGCTACACTGACAAACGATCCTATTTTTGTTACATCATATCTAACGCGCTTTCAAGGTGAACGAGTGTCAAAAACAATTCATGTATTTTTTGCACATGATATTGATGGTGTTTTACAAAAACAGAAACTGTCATGCCCTTCTCTAATTGAGGGTACAAATATCCCTGAAATGGATGATTTTCGATGGGTAACTAAAGAAGAAGCGAAAAAGATTTGTGCGAGAAGCCTAAAAGACCTTTTTGAAAATGTCGAAGAATATACAAAATGATATGAAAGTAGTAGTCACTGGACACCGATTACACAAACTTGAATCATACAATCATCAATGGATTAAATTAGCAATACATGAATCTCTACAAAAATTACAGCATATTCATGGTTATATACGCGGATATGTTGGTATGGCTTCAGGGGTTGATCTTTGGTTTTGTCAATCATGTATTGATCTTAAAATTTCATATGTAGCATGTATCCCGTTTGACAAGCAAGAAGACGGTATGTCATATAGTGATGTTCAATTACGCCAATACTTTATTAATCATGCAGATTGTGTTCGAAAGGTTAGAAATTCATGGATGGTTGAAGAAGCAGAAATGGGGTTAATTATATGGGATGGTAATAAAGGCGGTACACACAATGTTATTCAACAATTAATAGAAAGAAAAAAGTCATTTATTTGGATTAATCCTGTGAGTTGTATAATTTGGCCGTGTTTAATTAATACTGACCCAATCTGATCTGTATAATTCTATTTCATTTACTTTAGACCATTTACGCTCTAAACACGGTGTATGTATATTTCGCAGAAACTTACATATTTGATATGCTTTGATGCCTGTAATAGAATATGAATAACAATCACAATGATTAAATTTTTGAATGTTACCTCTATTATCATTAGTAATATCATCTAAAACAATTTTTATCCATTGTAATACAGATACATTACCTACAATATTCAATTTTAAACTTCTAAGATTGCCATTTTTATATAATCTGATGCATCCGTCACCATCAATATATCCTTTAATAAAGGCTAGCGCGTTTTCTTTTGAAAGATTTAATGGTGGTTGTAATGTTTTTGTTTTTCTTGGGGTAATGTTATAATGTATTTTAAGTTGTTCTGCTGTACTATTAAACCTGTTCAAATATATACAACACATTTCTGGTTTATGACAATCTTTTATTATATTGGTACCATTTATATCATATAAAAATTGTAGAAGATGGTTTCTATCTAATCTATTTAAAGCAATTACAAGCCGTATATCTTTATAAGCACCTTCTGAAATACATCCATCAGCAGCAATAAAACCTGCCCAGTAACTATTAAGAATATTCGGTACATCAAAAAAATGTGCATCATATGTAAATTTTAATATGTGTGCTGCTGGTCTACGATTAATACCATAATTAATAAACTTTAATCTTACAGTTTCCGGACTGACGTTATATATTTTTGCAATTTTGTTAATACTTTGGTTTTGATCAATATATAGCGTGCGTAATGCAGATTCTTCTATAATAATTTCTCTCATATTAATATTTAGATCTAGTTGTTATGAATCACCAAAATGATATAAAAATAATTGCACAGTATTTAGGCGGAAGCCATTTGTACAATTTAAATACTCCAACAAGTGATGAAGACATACGATATGTCTTTGTTAATACTGATGTTGGTCAAGTTCTTGGTTTAGATCGGTTTGAGCATCTCGATAAGCGTACTAAAGATGAAGATTCTTTTGGT